TGGTGGTGCAGAGGCTGTCTGCCCGATGTGGTGTCGGGTACTGATGAGCAGCCTGCGCAGTGTTGTTCTCCATCCGGAAACAGGAGACAACCATGATTATAAATAGACATTACAAGGGGGGTAGTGAAACACGACACCCCATCATTCACCTGAGTAATATCACTATGAGGGCATATACATGGCCCAAATAGATAACGATAAACGGAATCAGCTTATCCGGCTGATCCATGTTGCTAAACGAGAACTCAAATTAACTGATGATGCTTACCGTGCAGCACTATCGGGCGCTACGAACGGCAAAGTAAGTAGCGCTGATATGACACTGAAAGAGCTAGAAGCTGTCATGGATGCTATGAAAAGCGCCGGGTTTAAACACCAGTTAAAACAAGGTAAAAAGCGTTTAAGCCCTAAAAGTAATTCGCGAGTTCAGGCTGACGAAATCAGCAAAATAAGAGCAATTTGGATCACGATGTTTAAGCAAAAGTTCTTGCGTGATGGTAGCGAGACTGCATTAAACAGCTACGTTAAACGGATGACTGTTCAATTAAATAAAGGCGTTGGCGTTGATGAGGTAGCCTGGTTGAATAGTTATCTGGGTTATAAAGTTCTTGAGTCATTAAAGAACTGGCATCGCCGGTTAATGATTGATGCGCTGAAGGTTGCAGGTAAGCATATTCCTACTGATCCAGTTACTGGAAAGGTATGCGGGTATGAGCAAATATCTGCTGCATATGAGTTGAACATATAACGGATATGCCCCACGTTTTCCCTGAATCCCGCCTTAGTGCGGGATTTTGTTTATAATGCGTTCACTGGCTGTATGTTTGATCAGTAAAAGGGGCGCATATGAGTGAACAACAGAATGATTTATTCGGTGATGATATCGACCCGTCAGTGTTGGCATATGCGGTTGCACCTGAAGAACAGCACCGCTGGCCAGAGCTGTTACGCGATCTGAATACGGTTATCAGTTCAGAGTTAAACAAGCGTGGTGTTGATAACAACCTCGCTTTACCCATCACCTATGCCATTGCCAAGAACCTCGGCGGAATGCAGGTTTACATTCCAAAGGGTGACGTTCTTGAGGCAATGATCCGCGATATGCATATCTGGTCTGAATTTAATGGTACCAATGTTGCGCAATTGGCGCTTAAATATAAGGTCACATTTAAGACCGTTTACAGTGTTATCGCCAGAATGCGTGATGCAGAACGTAAGCGGAGGCAACCAGATATGTTTGGATGAGGTGTTTCTATGAAGTTTATATATGCTCTATTCTTTGTTCCATTTTTTGCAAATGCCGTAGCTATCCAATCAATTATTGATGAATTAGAAAAAAGAGAAACAATTACCCCTGCTGATTTATATCAAAATGGAGAGGCTGTTTTTGCTGAAAACTTAAATGAACATCGATATATAAAAGTTTCCATGACTGAATATAGAGTTGCTGAAACCATTAAATTTAATGGCGTGATGAGCGATTCAGACAAGGGTATTTATGGCATTGACCAATGTAGAGTTTTATTTTCTGGGGTTATACCAAATGCTAAAAGAGCAAATTGGGATGATGACACTCCTGAGGCAAAACGTTTAGATCAGTTTTTCGAAACTATAAAATATGATGGCATAAAAAATAATGGTGAAAGGAAAGCTAAGATAAAAGGCTGGAATTTGTATGTTAATTTGAAAGTCGATCAAGTATGGTGCTTTGCAAGAAAAGCTTAGAATATTCAATAAAACCGGTTACTCCGCCTAAATATCCAATCGAATCAAAAATAGCTCGAAACACCTATGAGGTTTTGAGCTATGACTTCCAAAGTATTCCCCTGGGGAACTAAAGTCTCACCGGCATTCCGTGCCAAAGTTATTCAAATCTGTAAAAACCTGAATTGGACTGATAACCATGCCAGCTGGTTAATGGGCTGCATGGCCTTTGAATCAGGTGAATCATTTTCGTCTAGCGTTAAAAATGCTGCCGGTTCAGGCGCTATCGGCCTTATTCAGTTTATGCCAGCAACAGCAAAAGACATGGGTGTTACCACTGTCTGGCTTTCCCGTCTCACCGCTGAAGAACAACTCGATTACGTCGAACAATATTTCAAACCTTACGCCAGCAAAATCAAATCGCTGAATGATATGTATATGGCTATTTTGCTGCCGAAATATGTCGGCAAACCAGATAGCTCTGTCTTATTCAGCGGTGGTGTTTCTTATCGCCAAAATTCAGGGCTGGACAAAAACAAAGACGGTTTAGTCACCAAAGCAGAAGCTGCACAGGCAGTAACTGAAAAACTGCTGAAAGGCATGACAGAAACCTATCGTTCCGAATGGCCGGAGTAGAGCAATGGCTCAAGCTCAGACTCCGACGCCAGCCGACTACGCTGAACATTTCCATATTCCGGAACTGAAAAATCAGTATTACCTCGACTGTTTTAAAGCGGGCCGCAAAGGCCGCTTTTCCTCGTCACTGCCTGAGCAAATTACTCTCTATAGCCACGATAAAACCCGGCAATCCATGTTTGTTAAAGGTTGGCGCAGTGTGTCGTCTTACGACTTGATGCGTCATGAGCAGCGCAAAAAAGAGGTTACAAATCATGAGTGAAGAAAAAGAAGAGCTGATGGATGGCGTTTCAAAGCTGACATCAGCAGTGGTTCAGGAAGTCACCATTGGTGATGTGAAGCATTGGTATAAATCAAAAACCATCTGGGGTGGTGTTGTCGCTGTTGGGGCAGGTGTCGCCGGTCTGTTTGGTTTCCATCTTGATGCAACATTGCAGCAGACCATTGTTGATTATGGTGCCTCATTGGTGTCTGCATTTGGTGGCGGTATGGCTATCTATGGCCGTTTGAAGGCAACAGCAACCATCGGTAAGGCTGGTAGCTGATGGATATAGGCGATTACGCACAAGTAGAAGAAGCCCGGTTTTTAAACCGGGCGTTGTCATCACAAAAACAGAAGCCGCTTGAAGAGCCGGACGAAGATGCGTATGGCCGTTATTGCCTGAGTTGCGGGGAAAAAATTTCGATTGAGCGCTTACAGGCTGAATCAGATGCCGTTCGCTGCACGCCATGCCAAAGCATTCATGAAGAGCAGGAGGCCATCCGTGTGGGACGTCGTTAAAACTTATTGGCCTCTGATTGCGACTGGCGTGTCGTTGATATCACTCGTTATTCAGACGTTGCTTGTTAAAACCTACGCAAAGCGTGAAGACGTTCAAGCCTTACGTGATCGCGTTATTTCTGTCGAGCAACGTGTGGCTGATATGCCAGGGAAAGAAGACCTTCATAAATTGCAGCTGGAAATCAGCGAGCTGCGCGGCGACATCAGAGAGGTTCGTCCTGATTTGGCGCAGGTGCGTCGCATCAGCGATCTGCTTCTGGAAAACGAACTAAACGGAGCCAAGTCATGATTAAAACTTCCTCATCAATACTCTTCGGATTGTTAAATTTCAGCCTGCTTGAAGATTTTCATGTTAGTCCACCAAGTAAAAAACGAATGTTTAACGGTCGTTTGCCTTCGGTTAAACAACAGCAGCGCAAGGCCAGCAAAGTGGCAGCACATCGTCGCGCTCGCAAGTTAGGTCACGCATAAGGAGCCTAGTATGACAATGCAGCAAATCCTGTCAGAAGATCAGCGGTTAGTTGTTCTGCGAAGTCTTGTTGATGCTGGCGGTGAAGCAAATGAGTCAATTCTGCAAGATTGTCTTGATGTCTATGGTCATCGTGTAGGTCGTGATCTAGTTCGTAATCATATGACCTGGTTATCAGAGCAAGGCCTTATCTCGATTGATGCGGTTGGCTCATACATGATTGCATCATTAACAAGTCGTGGTCAGGACGTTGCCGAAGGTCGTTCTTCCGTGCCCGGAGTTAAAAAGCCACGGATTGGAGTCTGATATGGAAGACAAACCAACCCGTGGCCGCAGTAGCAAAGTCGATTTTCTTCCAGAGAATATTCGCTGCCAACTGAATGCCATGTTGCGTGATAAGCAAATAACTCAGCAGCAGATCCTTGAAGCTATCAACGCCTTAATAGATGAACACAATTTACCGGATGAATTAAAGCTTTCCCGTTCTGGCCTGAGTCGCTATGCCACCAAAGTGGAAGCGGTAGGTTCGCATTTGCGTGAGTTGCGTGAAATGACATCGGCATTGACGTCAGAGTTAGGCGATAAACCGCTGGGCGATACGACCAAGTTGATCCTTGAAATGGGTCGCTCTCAGTTGTTCAAAGCCATGATGAAGCAAGTCGAAAACCCTGAAACAGAAGTGGATATCGACATGCTGAAAAACGCGATGCTGGCGGCCCAGCGGTTGGAATCTACCGCAATGCAAAGCCATAAGCGAGAGAAGGAAATCAGGCAGGCTTTTGCTGAGAAGGCCGCGACGGAAGCCGAAAAGGTTATCAAGCAAGCGGGGCTTTCTGAAGAAACTGCAGGGCAAATTCGCCGTAAGATTCTGGGGTTAGCTGAATGACGCTACCAGTCGAACAAGAAAAGCTACGTTCCGCAAGTAGTGAAATGGTTTTGTCCGGTGTCTTTGACCCGGACGAAGTGCTTTTACCCTATCAAAAACGTTGGATAGCGGATAGGTCGCAACTCAAGATCGCAGAGAAATCTCGCCGTACTGGTTTGACCTGGGCGGAAGCTGCTGATGCGGCGCTGAATGGTTCGATGTCGCGAATAGCGGGCGGCTGCGACACATTCTATGTTGGCACCACGAAAGACATGGCGCGAGAGTTTATTGATGCCTGTGCTATGTGGGCAAAATGCTATGACCTAGCCGCATCTGATATTGGTGAAGAGGTTCTGGCTGATGAAGACAAAGACATTCTGGTCTATGTCATCAACTTCGCCAGTGGCTTCAAAATTAAAGCGCTGTCATCAAACCCGTCAAACCTGCGTGGTATGCAAGGTAACGTCATCATCGATGAGGGCGCATTCCAGAAAGACTTAGCTGCCGTGTTGAAGGCCGCATTAGCACTGACCATGTGGGGTTCTAATGTCCGCATTATCAGCACCCATAACGGTATTGAAAACCTGTTTAACACGCTGATCCAAGACAGTCGTGCGGGTAAGAAGCGTTTCTCCATTCACACCATTGATATTGATTTGGCCTGTCGTGAAGGGCTGTATCGTCGTATCTGTCAGGTGACCAAGAAGGTATGGAGCCAGGCGGCTGAGGATGAGTGGAAATCGAATCTGCTCAAAGATACCGCCACCATTGAAGATGCTCAGGAAGAGTATTTTTGCATCCCGAAAAATGGCGGTGGGGCGTATATCAGTCGCGGTATGCGTGAGCGTTCAGCCAGAGGTGGTGGCCCCGTATTACGTTATACCGGCACGCCTGAGTTTAATCAGTGGTCAGAGCCTGTTCGTGAGCGGGCTATGAATGAATGGCTGCTGGAAGTTGTTCTTCCTGAACTGGATAAGTTACCCAAAGACAAACGTCATGCCTTTGGTGAAGACTTCGCGCGTAATGGTGACTTAACGGTCATGGCCCCCATCTTTGTTAATGACGATACCAAACGGGAAGTGCCGTTCACCGTCGAGCTGGCCAACGTGCCGTTTAAGCAACAAGAACAGGTGCTGAAGTTTATTTGTGATCGGTTACCAAATCGTGGGGGTATCAAGTTAGATGCGCGCGGTAACGGCCAATATCTGGCAGAGCAAGCGGCGTATAAATACGGCGAAGCGGTTGAGCAGGTCATGCTGTCAGTCGGGTATTACCGTGAAAACATGCCGCGCTTCCGGGCTTGTTTTGAAGATGACGAACTCATCTTGCCGAAACATGAAGACATCATTACTGACTTAGGTCAGATCCAGATAAAGGCTGGCGTTCCTGGCATTGATGACAGCAGAACGGCGGGCACCGATGGCAATAAACGTCATGGTGACAGTGCGATTGCTATCTTTCTTGCGTTTCTGGCCAGCCGTGAAGAGGTTGCCATTTATGCGCTACACCGAATTAAACATGACAATAACGGACGCCTTAGCCCCGAGCAGGAAGATATGCGCCGTCAAATCCAATGCACTCGCGGCCTGAGAAATGGCGGAGGTTTATTATGAAAATTATCAACCCACGAACGATGGCACCATTTGAGCTGGACACCGCCGTCTTAAAAGAGGACGTAGCCCGGGCGCGCGCGATGAGTGTCAGACGTGCAACAGCCGGTATCAGCATTGCATCAACGTTAACACCACAACGGTTGGCGAGTATTTTACGCAATGTGGCAGAAGGTAATGACCCTGAGTCGTACATGATTTTGGCGGAGGAGATGGAAGAGCGTGACTTGCATTATTCCAGCGTTCTCCGTACCCGTAAGCTTGCTGTGGCCAGTATTGAGCCCAGTATTGAATCGGCCAGTGATGACAAAGCCGATTTAGATCTGGCGCAGTTGGTCAGAGATAAGTTGCTGTCGAATCCGGATATCCCGGAGCTGTTCTTTGATTTGCTGGATGGATTGGGGAAAGGGGTTGGCGTCTCGCAAATTCTGTGGGATACCGCGAAAACGCCGTGGGTTCCTCGGGAATATAAGTGGGTTAACCCACGCTGGTTAAGACCAGACCCCGATACGTTGGATGACATCCTGCTCATTTCAGATGAGCACCCGACTGGCGCACCCTTACAGCCCTATAAATATATCGTGCATCGCCCGCGCATGAAGTCAGGCATTGTCTGGCGTAATGGCTTGGCGCGCTTGGTGGCCGTGATGTATATGCTGAAATCGTTCACCGTGCGCGATTGGTGGTCATTCGCTGAAGTGTTTGGTATTCCGATCCGCATTGGTAAGTATGGGAATAATGCATCACCGGAAGATATCAATACGCTGGTTAATGCCATCTCTACGATTGCCAGTGATGCCGGTGCCGTTATTCCTGAGTCGATGAAAATCGAAATGGTGGAATCAGGAAAAGGCAATAACGGTAATACATTGTTTCAGAACATGGCCGAGTGGTGCGATAAGCAGATCTCAAAAGCGGTGTTGGGCCAGACGATGACCACCGAAGACGGGGCCAGTCTCAGCCAGGCTAAAGTGCATAACGAAGTGCGGATGGACATTGCCAAGTGGGATGCCCGCCAGCTGGAAACCGCAATAAACCGTGATCTAATCATCCCTTGGGTCATTGTTAACTTTGGTGTGCAAGAGCGTTACCCGAAGGTCAGCATCAAAGTCTCTGAGCCCGAAGACTTGAAAGCCTTTGTGGATGCGTTGGCCCCCATGGTTGATCGTGGTTTAAAAGTGAAAGCCTCTGATGTCATGGATAAGTTCGGTTTATCTCAGCCCGAAGCGAATGAAGCGGTATTGATGCCGCAGCAGCAAGCGGCACAGCCACAGCCCGTCGCATTAAACCGCCAGCAGGGTTTGGCCATTAATGCCGTCAGACCCGAATTGAAGACAGATGCTGAAATCGCAGATATGACCGATGCGGCCATGACTGATTGGGTTGAGGTCGGTGGCAAAGAGTTCATAAACCCTATCCTGAAACTAGCGGCTGAGTCAGACAGTTATGATGCGTTTATGCAGCGTTTACCTGAGCTTCAAAAATCTCTCAACCCGACAGAGTTTGTCACCAACATGACGGAACTGTGCTGGAAGTCGCGTGCGATGGGAGATGTGATCGATGGCTAAACAGCCTGTAAACATTGTCCCGAAGGAAGCATTAGCCTGGTTAAACTCAAAAGGTTTGAAGCCGGGCTTTGATTATCGTGATGTCTGGCAGGCTGAACACAGTGCCGCATTCACTGTGGCAAAGATGCTGAATCTGGATCTGCTCTCTGATGTTAAGACGCTGGTCAGCACCGCATTAGAAGCAGGCCAGACGTTTGAACAGTTCCGTGATGCCCTGAAACCCCAACTGGTGAATGCCGGTTGGTGGGGCGTTCAGTTAATGGATGATCCGTTAACGGGGGAAACCAAGGCGGTGCAGCTTGGCAGCGAAGAACGTATCAAAACGATTTATCGCACCAATATGCGCACCGCTCGCGCCGCTGGCCAGTGGGACCGCATTGAGCGAACCAAGCGGGTGATGC